ATATGGAAAATTTTTGGATTGAACGGCCTGTAGGATAAAAGTACCCTCCGTTGTGGAATTGGGCAATCCAAATTCGATCACACTCTAATTCTTCTAACATTTGTTCTAATTGAGTATTAATTAAATGGGAAGTTTCTAAAGCATCATGCATCGGAGTAGATGGATCTTTTTTTTCCATTTTTAATTTTACCCAATTTACTACTACAGGGCCTATTACGGCAGTAATTAATGCTACGGTTATAGTTGTAATAACAGTAAGAATTTCCATTATTTTTTAAGATTTTCTAAGTATTTAACCATTTCATTTAATGATTCTTGGGCACGTTCTTTATCAACCCCACCAATCCATTTTTGCACTTCACCATTTTCAGAAACGTAACCTTCTTTACCTTCAGAAAGAATACTCTCAAAATAACTTTTATATTCATTTATTTGTTGATCTATTTCTAAATTAAAGGTATGGTCAGTATATGTTTGCCAATCCCCTTTAATTTTCATTTGAGTTTCAGTTACAGTTCTACAATCTAAACATTCACCATATGCTTTAAAATAATGGGAATCTAATTGTTTATCCATTACTTGTTTACAATTAGGACAAAATAAAGGAACTGCTGCTTTTTTAAATTTATCTAATTTGGTGATATTTTCTTTAATTCCATCTCGAATAGTCCAAGTTTTACCTTTTTCTTCCCAAACATCACCTTCTTTATGGTCTTGAATTTCTTCACCATTATAACCAATTCCTACTGTGGTTTTTTCACCATATTTTCCTTTAACAAGGTTACGAAGACGCTCTACATCACGTTTGTTAAATTCTTTTTTTAAAACATTATCTTTCATTATTTACTCGAATTTATTGAATCTGTCCATTCTCTGAACATCATGTTACCTTTTTCATAAGCTTCTCGCTCAATTTCAGGTAAATCTCCTCCTTCGTTTGTATTTTGGGTGGTAATATTTCCTAATTTACCATTACAATTTTGTTCATGATGTATCATTTCATGTGCAAATGAACGCATTATATCTTTAGGGTGACGATTCATAGTATAAAGCACCACAACTCGATTATTCGGGTCATAATATGCCGTTTTGCCAAAAAAGTTTTGAGCATTTTCAGCATCATTATCTACAAATTTTACTTTAGGTAAAGGTCTAATATTCATCCCCTTATTTAACATATATTCTGTAAGGGATTTAATTAATGGGGGATAACTAAACTTGCTAGGCTCAGCGTATATTTCACTTAACAAAGAAGATAATTTTATCATGATTATACATATCACAATTCTCTTTTAGCACTAGTTTTAAATTCAGTAAATGACGGGGAATGATTAGGATTTTCCAAATCAAATATCGTTTTTACAGTTTTAAACAATTCTAAATTTTCTTCTTGAGTTCTACCTGATTCAAATAACTCCCACCCTTTACCTTGCATTTTGTCTTTAGCTGGTTTGCGTTTAGATGATTTAAGCCAAAGTATGCCTCGTCTGTCTGGTTTTATACCAAAACATTCTTCATAACATTTGTCATATATTGCTGTTTGGAATTCATAAATAGTATGTAAATGGTTAGACGATTTATGGTCTATAACCCATAATTCATCATTTATGGTACATACTAAGTCACAAGTACCCGCTACCTTTAATTCATCTGAGAATAAATGTATTTCTGTTCCTATTAGGGTTGGGTTATATGTTTCCCAAAACTCAACAAATTTTAAGAACATTTTCCATACTTCAACATCATATAAAGGAGTATTATCTTTAGAAAGAAAATTTAATTCTTTTCCTTCTAAATAATCTTCAATCATATTATGAACTTTGGTCCCTTCTTCAGCTGATTTTCTCATTATGTAGTCAGCATTATTCCCCATTTGTTTTAACCAATCTTCAAAATGTTTTCCTTTAGGGTAGTATTGTAAGACATAAGTAATTGAGGGGTAATATTCTCCGTTTCTAAGATAATATCTTGAATCGGGCATTGTAATTTGTTGTGCATCTTCAGAAATTTGAAGGATACGATTGTGTGGTGTTTTTATATTCATATAATAGATAATTTTTTCTCCATAAGTTTGTACTGTGTTAAAGGAGAAACAGTTTGTATAAGTTTTGTAAAATGTTTAAAACCCATTTCACTTGGATCTTTTCCTTGAAGTTCAACTAAATAAACTTCCTTCCCAATGTCTAAAAGTTGTTCACAAAAACCAAGGGCTTGTTTTATTGCATCATTATCTAATGCAATGTATATTTTTTGTACTTTAGATTCAACTAATTTTTTCATTAAAGATGGTTGGATATTTTTACCAAATAGCGGTATAACATTTCGTTTTATAGCTAAAGCATCAAATGGGCCCTCACATAATATAATAGGTAAATCCCAATTAACAAATAATTCAAACGCGATTATATCGCGAGACACTTCAGGGTTGCGGTATTTGACATAAGGATTTTTTTCAAATGATCTCGCGGTAAAATAATTTAATTTACCGTTACAATCGTATGAGGGTATAACTATCATATTAGCATATGTGCCCGAGGCGCAATATCCTATGTTATATTTTAAGATATCTGTTTTAGATATGTTTCGTTTTTTTAAATATGACAAAGCATGTCTAGCTGTAATATCTTGATTGTTAATGAATGTTTTAAATTCTTTTGGGAGTTCAAGTAAAGCATGTTTTACTTCTCCAATATCTTCAGAAGAAACATTTTTAACTAGTTTACTTAATTCTTGAAAATAACTGGCGTCAACTTGGATTTGTTTAAATAGGCTCTTTATGGTTTTGCCTCTTTTACCACATACCCAACATTGCCAAGGGTTATGTCCTTCTTTATTTTCTGTAAAATTGATTTCTAATTTAGGTTTATGGTGGTGGCAAAAAGGGCAAGCATATGCTTGATTTCCTCGAGCAGTGCGTTTGCCTGCTCCTAATTTAGAATTTACTAAATTAACTAAAAGTTCATTCACCATACTTTGAATGTATGGAATTAATCTATAGAAGCAAAATCTTTTGAGTAAAACTTACCTAGAATATTATCGTTAAACCATTCATCAGGTTTTTCTAAAACTTCATATTTAAACAAGTATTTACATTCATAGTATGTAAGGAGTTTTTTACTTGGTGCTAAACAAAGAATTTTTCGAGTAAAGTCTTTTTGTTTACCTGCTTTAATTAGTTCAACTATAGGTTTAGCTGAGCCGTGGTATGTTTTCCAATCGGATTCTTTAGAGGTTAGGGTAAAGGTTGTTTTTCTTCCCCTGCCGGTTTGTTCAGCTAATTCTTTTTTGGTTAATTTTTTTTTCAAATTATGGTATAATACTTTTTTTCCTAGATATGACTTGCCAGAAGGTTGATGGGTTGTAATGTAAATAAAACCAAATGTTCCTTCAGGGAAATCCTCTATAGATTCTATTCTTTTATCTTTGTATAACCAATTTTCCATAAAAAATTTACATATCTAAGTTAACCAATATATTCATATCTGTTGTAGATGATAATGGTAATGGTTGAGCTAATTTTGCAATAGCTAATAAATTATACTCATTATCATATAATCCTACTGTTGTTACGAATGGATCAAAATAAGATCCTGTTGCAAAACTATATAACACCCCACTGTTTGAACTTCCTGAGATTAAGGTTGGGTTTTGGGAGAAATTAAATTCATTTTCTCTGATGGTGCATTTGTATTGGGTTTCATATATAGTAATAGTGCTTTCAAAAGAGCAGGATAGGTATTGGGAGTTTAATAGGTTTTGTATAAAACTAGAATCATCTACTCCATATAAAGCAGATCCATAATTTACTGCTCCATATCCATTCCCTGCAGGGGTACCATCATTTGTTATAATGATCATCCCATGCTCATATATGATATCTCCTACCTTTTCTAGGTTCCTAATTAAATTCCCTTCACCATCATCCGTAAAAGATCCACTTTCATATGATAACGTAAAAGTCCCAGGTTTAATATATTCTCCAAACACATTAGAAGGAATAGAAATTACTCCTACTATTTCTCCAGATCCTGTAGGGAAATACCTGTTGGCTAGGAGAGTATTACAAAGGTAATTATATGCATTTGGTGTGTAAGCAGTTGTAGTGGTTATAGTTCCATCTAGATTAAAAGAAGCAGTTGTGGCTGGGGACCCGTCATCCCCAAAAAGATAATTGTAGTAGTAAAGTTCTCTAATTGAGCGGTAAACTAAAAATTTATCTTGGGTTGAAATATACCCTGTTGGATTAGACCCAGAAACCCATAGTGTAGGATCTGTATTTTCTCCTTCAAATATGTCTATCCCAGAGCCAGTTAAAGCTGCTGTTCCCTCAAAGTTAAATGTTTTATTTACCTTGAATGGTGAGACTACAACGTCCGAAGTTATGAATGGTTTGAAAACGCTCATTCATTCTTAGAAATCTAGTTTTACTCTAATAAGAGCTTCTTTTGTGAAGTCTTTAATTAATGGTCTTGATAATTTAGCTACTGCTAATAAATCATTACTATCGTTATACATTCCTACAGTTGTAATATAAACTTGAGGGTTGTTAATAAAATCATCATATATCACTTCACCCGTTGATCCTGAAATAAAGCTTGGGTTTTCTGAGTAATTAAATTCAGAGTTTCTAGCTCTAACAAATACGTAATCTGAAGTAATAGTTTCTTGGGAGTTCAAGGTAAATGAAGCTCCTAAGTTAATAGCTGTGAATAAACGTTGGGTGTTTAAACCATCTGAATCGTTTGAGCGGCTTGGAGAAACAGCAATCGATTGGCTTAATGCATACGGATTTAATATGATGGTTCCTAAATCTGGGAATACTAAGCCATATGAGCCTGAGTTGGATGTATATCCGCTGTAAGGTAAAGACCCAGCTGTACCATTAGATCCTGAAATTAGTTGGAAGACTCGAGAGGTTCCGATAAATGTATTTACCAAAACATCTCTAGAGTTATCAGTTAAATTAATAATTCCTGCTGATCCTGAAATTTGTAGGTTAAGGGAGCCAGGAAATAAGGATTGTTTATATCTAGCTCTTTCAATAGATAATACCCAGAAATTATCAGTAGTTAGAACATTATTTCCTGTTCCAAATATAAAATTAGAATTTTCATCTTCTAAAATTAATGAACGGTATTGTCCATACATTGTTTTAGTATACGAGTTACTAGGGACAG